TCTCCTCGACATGCGCGCGTACCTCGGCGTCTTCTTCAGCGGACAGGGTGTCGCCGTGCTGGTCTTTGGCGACCATCAGAATGGCGGTGGCTTTGCGTTCCAGGTTGTCGCGTTTTTCTACCAGTTGGGCGCGCTGGTCGATGAGGCGTTTCAGGAATTCTTCCATCGAGTTGTTTTCGACGGCGTCGGTGCTGGGCATGACGGCGGCTCTTTCTTTTGGGCGTGACAGGGTGGGGGGTTGGCCGTGCCGGCCTTTGCCCGTGCCGGGCCGCCGCCGTTCTGTGCCAGATTCGCAGCTTGGGTGCCGATGATAGCGCTAGGGGGCCAGGGTGGGCGGCAGCGACACGCGGACCTTGTCGAGTTCGGCGAGGCGGGCGGTGATGCTGCGTAGCCCGGCGGGGTCGGCGGCTTCCCGTACCATCTGTAGCGCCGCGGTGATCGGGCCCACGGCGATGGTGTCGTTGGCGGGGCAGCCGAACGCCTCCTCATCACAGCCCTCAACACCGTCGTCGTCGTCGTCGTCGTTGTCTTTGGTGTAGGGGACTTCGGCCGGGTCGGCGGGCCCCAGCGGCAGATAGTCGCCGCGGACGATGGCGGGCGCGGGCGCGCTGTAGGGGATCGGCGGCGCCGACTTCTTGTCGTCGGCGACATCCACCCCGAATCGTTTGAGGGCGGCTTTGATGCGGCCTTCGATCGTCGCCAGCTCCCCGCTCGTATATCCGGCCCGGTTTTTCGGCATGTGAATATACGACCAGGCGGCGCGGGCGTGGGCTTCGGTGTCGATCGGGTATTTCCCGTTTTTCGGGTCGGCGTAGGCGACGTCGCCATACGGTTTCTTGGCGTCGCCGCGGTAACTGTGGGCGGCAGCGTCCAACGCGTCAGCCAGCCCCGCGTCCAAACGGCGCAGCTCCACCAGCTGCCCCTCGGACAGGGCGGCGGCGGCCTCGACCGCATCCCCGATCGCCACCTGAGTCGCCGAATTCGCGCCGTAATTCACGACGCTGACATCGCCGTGGTGCAGCGACACCTCGGTGATGGTGCGCGCCGTGTACGAGGAATCCCACAGCTGGTCTTTCACCCGGAACCCGAAGCTCATTTCGTCCATGTTGGAGCGGCCGTTGGCCTGCGGTTTCAGCTTCGGGATCAACCTTTGCACATCGGGGTCGGCCGGATCCAGCAGGGCGCGGATCTTCAGCCCGGTGCGGTCACGAGCCAGAAACAGGGTGTCGGTGGTGGTGCGGGCCAGCGCCATCCCCTCATGGTTGACCAGCAGCATCACGTCGGGTTTGCTGGCCAGGGTGACGTCGAACGCGCCGCGCTGCAACTGCTCAGTCCAGCCGCCTTTGTCGGGGCCGCCGTACACGTCGTAGGGGTCGAAGGTGGCGGCGTAGCCTTCCAGCACGATCCGGCCGTCTCTGTCTTGGCGGTATTCGAACGGGCACGCCGCCCTCGTTTCGGGGACGTTGAGCAGGTTAACGCGGTTAGCGACGGTGGTCATGGTGTTGCTCCTACGGGGGATCCGTTGGTTGACGGGGTTTGGGGGCGCCCACCGAACCCGGGCTCAGAATCCGGGGGTTTCTCCCCGGGCGGGCCTTTCGCGGCCAGGGCGGCGGTTTTCGCGGGATCGAACCCGGTCGGCGCCATGTTCACCGGCTGCAGGAAGGTGTCGAGGCCGGCCGCGGGTTCCATTTCCTCTTTGGCGCGGACTTCGTTGCGGTTGATGAACCCGGCCTGGATCGCGGTCTGGTACGCCTTGTAGCGGCTGTCGATGTCACCCTTGAGCAGCGCGTCGAAATCGAAGCTGATGTACTGGCCGCGGGGCAGCAGATCCGAGATGGCCGACTCAATACAACTCGTCCAGGCCCTAAACGTGTAGGTGATCGCCCCCTGGGTGAGCTGCTGGATGCCGGTCCCCCACGCGGTAGTGGCCTTGGTGTCACCCAGCAGCACCGGCGGCACACCGAACATGATGCAAATATCAGTGCGCTGAAATTCCCGGGTCTCCAAGAACTGGGATTCGTCTGGGCTGATGGACAGGTTCTGCCATTTGAAGCCGCCAGTCAACACCGCGGGCAGCCGCCGCCCGCCGTGGGAGGCGATCCAGTTCTGCTGCTGACGCTCCACGGCATCGGTATCCAGGTTCTGCTCAGTCATCAACAAACCACTCGGGCTGGCGCTTTCTTTAAACCACCGATAGCCGTACTCCTCGGCCGACAGGGACAGTCCGATGGCGACGGCGGCCTGCCGGATCGGGGACAGTCCCCACGGTTCGCCGGGCATGGTGAACCGGCGGATATGGCACATGTCGTTTTTGTTGACGGGTTCGCCCATGACCCGGTAGATCGGGTCGAACCACGCCAAAATATCGGGGCGGCGCTCCAAAAACACGATGTCCGGGTGCATCGGCATCAGCGCCGTCGGCGTGCCCGCGGCGTCGCGGCTGGTGATCAGATGATACGAGTTGCCGCGCAGGGCGAGGCCCGCGATCACCATCCACTTCCACTGGTACAGGTTGAAGCCGGGGAAGGGTTGGCGGATGATCGCGGGCTGCGGGTTCAGCTCGACCGGGACACCGTTTTTGTCTTTGCGGTACGCCTTCCACGGCAAGCTGGCGATGGTGTCGGCCAGCAGCCGGACGCAGCCGTAGACGGTCATGTTGCACATGGCGCGGTGTACACCGACGAAGTCGTCGATCACCCCGATCTGCGGTGGGGGGACGAACGCTGAGCTGGTGAGGGCGCGTTCCTCGAGCCCGGCGGGTGGTGTGCGGGTGGCGGAGAGTAGTCGGGCGAGGATACTCATGGGCGGTCCATCCCGATGCCGAGCAGGATCAGGGCGGCGCCGGCGACGATCAGCCCGACCGCGGGCAGGATCAGCCAGCAGCCGAGGGCCAGGGTGGTGATCCCGGCCAGCTCCAGCAGGGTGGATACCCAGGCGGCGGGCCGCGTCGCCGCCGGCGCCGGGAAGGTTGGGGCGGCGGGCGGCGACGGCGCGGCCGCGGCCTTGGCGGGTTTGGCGCCGAACAACAGCCCGGGGTCGTCGGCGGGGAAACCGCCGCCGCTGTAGAGCCGTTCGGATCCCAGCCGGGCCCCGATCGGTGTCACGTTGGGGTCATCAGCCATGCCCGCTCCACCTCATCACCCGCCCGCACTGTTTGTTGTTCCCACCCTTGCAGTACTGTCTCGTCCGGCCACACGTGACACACCGGGTCCTTGACATCGGGGGTATAGTTCGCCAGCCACACCGCGGCGGCCACCGCGACCAGCGGGGCCACATCGACCGGGGAGTTGCGCCGGTCGAACACCCAGGCGTCGCCGGCCGCGCGGGCCACCCCCGAGGCAGCGGCCCGGTCCAGCAGCGGCGCCGGGCGGTGAAAAATGGTGTGCTCACAAATCCCGTCGTACAACAATCCGCAGGCGGCCTGCAGCTCGAGCCCGGCCGGCAACGGGGTGACGGTTAATCCGGCGGCCATCATTTCGGGGATCATCCCGGACACCGGCGCCCCGGTGCGCTGCACCGCGATCCCCGCGAACAGCCCTTTGCGTTGCGGGGCGGCCAGCCAGTCGATCACCCAGTCGGTACCCGCCCCCGACGCCACCACCTCCACATGCGTGCCGCCGTCCTCGCGGGCGGCGGCCACCGCCACATACGACGACCCCCGCGAATAATTCACATCCACCCCAACAAACACCTGCGCGCCCGCGGCCCGGCACGAGTCCGCATCCAAGGTGGCGGTCCAGTGCTCCACCGGCATGATCCCCGGCTCCAACGCATCCACCCGCTGACACAGATGCTCAGTCTGAAACTGCTGCGCCTCCAAATACCCCCGCAAATCCGACAACCCGAACATGCCCGGATTACCCATCGCCGGATTCGCCAAATACCACAACCCCTCATCGCGGGGATCCTCATCGATCGGCACCGACCACTCAAACAACCCGACCTCGCTGTCGTCGGTGTCGCCGGTCTGGATGCGGCGCCGCGCCCCCTCCGACAGCGTCGACAACACCACCGACTTCTTATCCCCCGCATTCGAACAGCACACGATCTGCGGATACGGCCGGGCCGTCGTCGTCGCCACGATCGCCTCCCAGGCATCGAAATTCTGGTGCTCCCGGAGCTCATCCAGCAGCACCAAATCCACCGCCCAGCCCCGCCC